CACTGGCACTGGCCAAGGTGAATGCGGTGCATGACAGCCTGGTGGCGAACGCCAACGCGCGCTGGATCGTCGATGCCATCCCGCAGGCGGTCAGCGAGGAGTACACCAAGCTGGCGGCCGGCTACGCGTCATCGTCGTTCGGCAAGGTCGCCGATCCGACGGTGCTCGCCATGCTGGAGGGCCGGGTGCGCAAGGTCGCGATGATCATGCAGGCGCCCGAGGAGGCCACCGCCGCGGTGATGTCGGTGCACCAGGACCTGACGATGCGCGGCCTGGCGCGGTGGACGGTGTTCGATCTCCCCGATGCGCTGACCGATCCCTACACCGTGCTCACCGCCGACGCGATGGCGCCGCTGTACGCCATGGATACCGATCCCAAAGACACGCAGGACGCGATGATCGCGATCTATCGCTATGTCGCGCTGCCGAGCAGCGGTGAAACCGTGCAGGCGAGGTACTTCTGATGCCATACGACTCCGGCCCGCTGGTCTTTGCGCCACCGATCGACACCATCGCGGCGTTGCGGGCCTATGCCGGCGTCACCATGCCGCTGTTCTACGTCGTGGGCTACTACGCGCCCGGCGACGGCGGTGACGGGTTGTTCGCCTATGTCGCCACGGACACCGCATCGGCGGACAACGGCGGCACGGTCATCGTCGATGCTGCGGGGCGGCGCTGGCACCGCGAGAGCAGCGGCGATCCGGTCAGGGCGTGCTGGTTCGGTGCCAAGGGCGATGGCAGCACCGACGATACCGCGGCACTGCGCGCGGCAATCACCGCGTGCGGCAGCGGCACGCTGGAGCTACAGGGCAACGTCGGCGACACGTTCAAGATCACCGGCGTGCTCACGATCAGTCAGCCGCACCTCACGATCTACGGGCCGAGCGCGACCATATCGACCGCCAGCGCGACGGCGGACGTGTTCGTCGTCAATGCCGACTTCTTCGAGCTGCACGGCGTCACCATCACGGCGTCGGTAACGCGCACGGCCGGCGCCTATGTGAACTTCAATGGCGGCAGTTACGGCCACATCCACGATTTCACGTTCACCAGCTTCTTCGTCGGTGTGCTGATCGGCAACGTCAACACCATCGGCGCCCATCTATCGCACGGCCGTTTGCAGCTCGGCGTGGCCGGCACAGCGAACGGCATTGTCGTCAACGGCGGCGTCGATCATGTGCTGGACAATCTGTGGATTGTCGGCGGTCCTGGCGCCAATCTAGCGAACGGCGTGGTGATAACCGCCTGCGGCGACATCACGCTCGATCACGTGTCCACGGTCTATGCCGGCAACGGGTTGGCGATCACGCCAGCCACGGGTGCCATCGCGCAAGTGGTGATGGTATCAGACAGCTATTTTGACTCAGGCTCCGGCTCGGGCATCTACGTGGCGCCGGGTGGCACAGTCCAGGCGCTGAAGCTCAGCAATGTGTGGAGCGCGTCCAATGCCGGCGGCGGCCTGACCCTGAGCCGTACCGGCACCGGGACCATCGCACAGGTGGATGCCGTCGGTTGCGTGTTTGCCAACGCCACCGGGACCACCACAAACGGCGTCACGATCAATCCCGGCGTGGGCAATGTCACCCTGTCAGGCTGCACCATCGGCAGCAACACCGGCGCCGGCGTGTTCATCGCTGCCGCAGTGTCGGCGGTCAAAGTGCTCGGCTGCACGCTCGGCGTTGCCGGCCAGTTCGTCGGCAATACCCTGTTCGGCGTCACGGTCGGCGCCGGCTGCACCAACATCGTCATCGCCAACAATATCTTCGCGGGCAATGGTTCCGGCGCGGTGGGAATTGCCGGCGCCGACCTCGCCAGCACGGCCAACTTCGTGCATGACAACGCCGGCTTCATGGTGCGCAACCGCGGCCAGGCGACGCTCCCGGCCGGCACCAACACCAGCGTCGTGGTCAATCACGGCCTGGTCGGCCAGCCGGCCTCGGTGACGCTCGCCAGCACCGCAACCGGGCTGCCCGTCGTGGTAACGGCCACCGCCACCACCCTGACGATCGTTGTCGTCGGCACGCTGGGCGGGCCGCTGCTGGTCTACTGGGGCGCCTACATGGGACCGAACTCGTGAGCATGCTCGCCCTGACGCTGCCGTGGCAGAACGGCTCGCCGCTGCACACGCCGCGGCGCGACCTGGTGGCGGACGCCTCCGACAGCCTGTCGATGAGCGTTACCCTGGTCCAGAGCGACAACCCGGCAGCGCCGCCCGCCGATTTGGTCACCGGGCCGACGTATCCGATCTTCACCCTCACCATCACCTACGCGCGGGACCGCTACGGCTGGGACTATGGCCGCGTGCCGTCGATGATCGGCAGCGTGCTGTGGTCCGGCACCGGCACGATCGATGCGACACTGCCCGGCACGGTGGATTTCGTGCTGCCGACCGGCACTATGCAGGGCTGGCCGCAGCGCTGCGGTTGGACCGTGCGAGTGGCGCACGACGCCACCAGCCAGGACACGCTCAGCACCGGCTTCCTGCACCTCGCCGGCACCACCGAGGGCGTGGTGACCGATAGCGGCGGCGCCGGCGGCACCATCAACAGCGATAGTATGGCAGTCTGGTTCTCGACGCTGCCCACCACATTGCCGCCGTCGGCTGGGCTGCCGTGGAACGACGGCGGCGTGCTGGCGTTCTCATGAGCGGATCCGCACCACAGCCCGCGCCTGGCGGCATGCAGCGCATCCCGCTGCCGCTGGAGTCGTATCAGCACCCGTCGCTGCCGCTGGTGTCGAAGCGGCTGGTCAACTTCATGGTCGAGCAGGCGCCGGAGGATGCGCGCTCCTCGACGCCGCTGATCTCCACCCCGGCGCTGCACTTCTATGCCAGCTTTGGCACCGGCCCGATCCTGGCGATGAACGACGACCTGCCCGGGCGCGTCTATCTGGTCAGTGGCACCCACTTCTTCCGGCTGATGTTCCAATACGACGGCACCGTCACCAGCGACGACCTGGGCGATGTCGGAACGCCCACCGGCGACGTGCCGCTGATAACGATCGCGGTCGGGCAGACCGCCGCCGTGGTGTGCGTCACGCCGAACGCCTACACCACCGGGCACGCGCCCGGCCAGGTGCTCAACCAGATCACCGACCCCGCATTCCCCGGCGCCCGTTCGGTGACCTTCTGCGACGGCTACTATGCGTTCTCGTCGTTCGGCAACTCGGCGGAGTGGTTCATCTCGAAACTCGCCGACCCGACCGCCTTCGATGCCTTGGACTTCGTGTTCTCCGATGCAAACCCGAATGTGATCCGCCGGCTGATCACCCATCGTGGGCAGATCTGGACCACCGGCGAAGGCGGCTTCGAGGTCTGGTACGATGCCGGCTCCTCGGGGCTGGAAACGACGCCGGGAACGTCGTTCTTCCCGTTCCGTCGCGCCGCCGGCGGGGTGGTCACGATCGGCACCCAGTCGCCGATGTCGCTGTGCCGGGCCGATCAGTCGGTGTGGTGGCTCGGTGCCGACGGCGTGGTCTACCGCTCCAACGGCTATGCGCCGGTGCGGGTCAGCACCCATGCGATCGAGGCCATCATCGACCGCAACGTCACCGGCCTCGATGCCCTGACCCACGCCTGGCGCGGCCACTGGTTCTACTGCCTGACGACGATCGACAAGCGCACGCTGTGCTATGACATCGCCACCCAGAAGTGGCATGAGCGGTCGACCAGCACCAACACCGATGGGCCGTGGCGCGCGTATTCGGTCGCGCTCAACGGCCTGCTGTTCGGCTCACGCACCAACGGCACCGTGTTTAACCTGTACAACGACGGCGTCGAGGACGGCATAACGGTGATGCGGCATATCGCGTTCCCGCCGCTGTGGGCCGGCACCAGGCGCGCGTTCTGCCACCGCATCGAGGTCGAGATGGAGGTCGGCGGGCCGGACCCGGCAGGCGACGTGATCATGGACTGGTCCGATGATGGCGGCCGGAACTTCCTGGGCTCGCGGCTGATGTCCTCCGGCGTGACGGGTGAGACGCGGAAGCGGGTCTATGCCACCCGGCTCGGCAGCTTCCGCCAGCGGATGTTCCGGTTGACCACCAGCGGGTTGACGCGCGTGTATGCGTTCGATGCGGATATCCAGGGCGGGGCGAGCTGATGGCGGCCACCGATCCGGTCAAGGTGGTCGATCCGCCGGTGACGGTGCCGCCGATCATCAGCACTGGTCCTCAGCAGCAGTTCTCGCAGTCGTGGACCGAGCACAACCAGAACGTCGCCGATCAGGTCAATGGCCTGCTGGCGCGCGAGGGCAGGGGCGTCACCGACGGCTCCGATGCCGCGGCCGGACAGATCGGCGAGTATCTCGTCGCCACCGCGTCGGGCGTGGCGCTCGCCACCAACGTGCAGGCCACCGTGGTGTCGCTGCCGCTCACGGCCGGCGACTGGGACGTGACCGGCGATGTCGCGTTCCACATCACGGGTGCCACCTCGTCGCACTATGGCGCCGGCGTCGATGCCATCGCGCAGGAGATTATCGCCACCATCCCGACCGGATCGGGGACGTGGCGGCTGGGTTCCGGGGCGCCGGTGCGGCACAGCTTGTCGGCGCCAGGCACGGCGCTGCTGGTGGCGATCGCCACGTTCAGCGCCGGCACGGTCGCCGCCGATGGGGTGATCCAGGCGAGGCGGATTCGGTGATGAGGAACTTTCTGCGCATTGCCTCCGGGATCGAGGTGCTGCCACTGATGCTCGACCTATACCGCCAGCCCTCGCTCTGGGACGCGCACCGGGCGCGCACCGATGGACCTGGGTCGTTCCTCGGTACATCCGACATCTGGGTGCGGTTTCGCGATCCTGCTGACCTCACGGGCCTGGAAAGCTACGCCGAGCCGCATGTGCCGGTATGGTATCCGGCATGGCACGCGCTGCCGCATCTGCGCCCGATCGTGTTCGGCCTGATGGCGCGCTGTGAGGCAGTGCAGTTGGGCGGCGTGCTGCTGACGCGCGTGCCGCCCGGACAGCAGGTAGCGCCGCATGACGACCGCGGACGCTGGCACCCAGAGTTCTTCACGACGAAGGCGTATGTTCCGCTGGCGACCAATCCGCAGTGCTATAGCACCTGCGGCGACGAGCGCGTGGTGATGGAATGTGGTTCGGCATGGCTCTTTAATAATTTGCTCACCCATTCCACGGTAAATGATGGCGACACTGATAGAATCACGTTAATCGTTTCGATGCGCGTCGAATAGGTCTGGCTGTCTATGAGGCAAGAGCTTGCGCCTGGTTGCCCACTTCTGTCGCATCCGCTCTGCTACATCTGGTCTTGGACGGCCGATGTTGGCCTTTCTTAATGCAGTTCTTGCGGCTTCGGATATCTGCTTCCCTTTGTTTGCCAAGCGTGATGCTGCGAGGCACTGGACGGAAGGGACGCGGCCCTTTAGTGCCGCTGATAGTCGCTCGCGTTCTTCCGGGGATTTTACTCGGCCCTTGGTTGTCGCAGATATCTTCGCTCTGGTTTCGGGGGTTGCCGGCGCCCGGTTGCGCCAACCAGCGACCATTGCGGCGATGTGCTCTGGGCGAAAGATGAAGCCCTCGCGGGCCTTAGATAATTTCGCTCTGGTTTCAGCCGATCGCTTGATGCCAAGGATGCTTCCTGCGTTGGGGGCTACGTTGTAGCCATCCTGCGCTGCCAGCGCTCGCAGACAGTCCATCCAATGCTGTTCTCTTTTTACCAGGGCGTCGGAAGGACAGAGTTCGAGCACTTCAAACACGAAGCTCCCTAGA